GGTTATCCTATAACAGCAAAAGAAATAGAATATCTTATTAGAGATTTAGATTCTGAAACTGGTAATTGGTATTTAAAACGTCCAATTGATAAAGAAGCAGAACGTGCTATTGAATTTGTATACAGGAAAAATATATGACAAAAAATAAATACATGAATAAAGAATACAAATCATTTTTAATGGGAATGCTTTTTGGTGCATTTCTTATGTTTGTATTACTATTACCAACCAATGCGTATGGATACGACGAAAACAATGATAGGTTTTGTTTAGCACAAAACATATACTTTGAAGCGGGAAACCAACCATTTGCTGGGAGGTATGCAGTAGGAAATGTAACTATGAATCGTGTAGAAGATTTACAATTCCCTAACACAGTATGTGATGTGGTTTATCAAGCCAAAGAATATAAATTATCTTGGACTGGAGAAACTATTCCAGCAAGAGGTATGTGCCAATTTAGTTGGTATTGTGACGGAAAGAGTGACGAACCAAAAGATAGTAAAACATGGATAGAGTCAATACGTATAGCAGATATGATATTAAATGAACCAACAATTGATGTGACATCTGGAGCTTTATGGTATCATGCAGATTACATACGACCATATTGGGCAGATCATTTAAAGTATGTTATCACAATCGAAGATCATATCTTCTATAAATAGAATTAGAGGAAATAAATATGCCAAGAAAAAAGAAAAGTGTTAAAGTAGCAAAGACCAAAGATGCGGTAATACCACAATCAGAAACAACTACAGTCACAAAGGTTAAAAGCATTCCTGATAAACAAGATGAGCTTGAATTTTTAGGTGAATGGTTAGCAAAAGAATATTTGTCTATTGAATTGAATTACGATCCTTTAGAAGAACACCACATAACAAGAAATAATAAACTACAATCTTGCGATGGAAAAGATCCAAATGGAAGAACAGTAGAGGTTAGAACTAAGAAAAGATCTAATACTAATTTCGTATTAACTAAAGATGATTTAGAATCATTTAATAATGCAGAAAGATGTATTATATGTGAATATGGAGATTCTAATACCATTGGAATGTGGGAGATTTTAGATAGAGAAGTTGTAGAGAAGAACAAACAAATTAGACTTCCTATTAAACAATTACAATTATTGCTCTCCTTCGATAACGAAGAATTTGCAAACAAGATGAGAGCTAAGGGGTAAACATGTACGAATATATGGCAACAATAACAAGAGTAGTTGATGGAGATACAGCTAAGGTAGATATAGATCTAGGGTTTGGTATGTCTTACAAAAATCAAACTGTAAGATTTTATGGTATTGATACAGAAGAATCCAGAACAAGAGACCTTACAGAAAAATGGTATGGAAAGTTAGCTGCACAATATGTGAAAGATAGATTGATTGTAGGAGAGAAATATAAAATGACTACATCAATTAGTAAAGGAAAGTTCGGAAGAATATTAGGAACTTTCTATTGTGAAGATGAAAATGGTGAATATAACCTTAATGAAAGAATGGTCGAAATGAGTCATGCAGTTGCATATCACGGTCAATCTAAAGAAGAAATCCAGGAAGGACATATCGCTAATAGACAAAGATTAGCACAAAGGGGTTTACAACCAGACTAAACTATGATATAATATACATTATGAATTTAATTGAAACCTTTGGAATAAATATAGAAACAACTTTTACAATAGATGACTTAAACCAAGAAAGCTTAGATTGGGTTGAGTCTGAAGCTTCCCGATTCGCATCAGACGTAATCGACAATGAAGCAAGTCGCTATTCATTAACAGGAAAACCTAGATCCTACGATGAAATCAAAAGAGACGCAACGCACGGTTTAGTCGCAGAAGCCTATCTTATGGAACACTGCGGTTATACCAACAACCCTAGAAAGTGGCATGACCTTATTACTCAGGCAGGTATAGAAACTGAAATAAAAACCTATAATGGATATAGCGAAGTTACAAGGTTTAATCAGATCCTAAAACTTGAAAGAAGAAAAACTAAATACCCACATGTTCTTATGTTTAAAAGACTTGATGGTGTATATACGTTTGACTCTTATTGGACACATAATGATGATAAAAAAGTATATGATGCAATCATTGAAACCGGTACTACACACTAATGAACCACGAAGACTACTTACCTCTTTCACTCTTATTAATTTTATTAATGGTATTGATTTACGGACCATTAATAAGATCTATAATTTATTAAGCCCTAGGGGTTTACTTTTATTTAAAACTACGGTATAATGGAGATATTATGAAACCTTTAAATATATTAAAAACAGCTGCCGATCTTATTGTTAAGAAAGGCAATGACTATCAGAATCCTAAATCTAGGATCAAACAAGCAGACTACTATCCAAATGGTGCACAAACTATTTTAGATATTATGACTGGTAAAGTTAATCGTATGCACTCTGTATTAGATGCTATGAAAGACGATGAAAACTATGTAGAAAATTTCGAATCACTTCATGATTCAGCTATCGACCTAATTAACTATGCTGCTTTCTTTTCAGCGTATTTAGACCACGATATAGATGGCCAAGATTCAAGTCGTGATATATTCAATCGGGTGAAAGATGAATCTTAAAGAAGGCTTATATAAATTACGTAAAGACCTTTTAGAAAAAGGTTATGAAATAGATACCGAAAGGTGGCAAGGTGCTACAGAACATCCCACGTTCTTAGAAATATTACATGCAGATATGCAAGCAGAAATGTACAATGATCCACAAGAAGCTAGTACAGAATTAGGTGCAGCACAACCTTGGGCAGACGAACACTTTGAAGAACGTGTTGGAGGTATACCTTGTAACCCACCACCAAGTCATGTACACTGGTTAAAAGATACAGACAAATATCTAATGGATGAAGCATTCTCTCATTCATATCCAGAACGTATGTGGCAAGATACAGAACAAATGGGTGTTAGATTTAATATAGCTAATCTAAATACCGCAGTAGAATTACTAAAGAAAGAACCAACAACAAGACAATGTTATATTCCTATTTGGTTTCCTGAAGATGGTACGGCCGCTCTCGCGGGCGAACGCGTTCCGTGCACGTTCGGGTGGCACTTTATGATTAGACATGGAAAACTACATTGTGCTTATCACATGCGTTCTTGCGACGTTATGCGACATCTACATAATGACTTATACTTTGCTAATCGTTTGGCCTTATGGTTAATAGAACAAGCAGATCTAGATGTAGTACCAGGAACAATACACTTTAGTGCTAGCTCTCTACATTGTTTTGTAGTAGATAAATATTCTTTAAATCAATTTGTAAACGGATAATGTGCGGATTTTTAATACATAAACATAATACACCTAACAAGGAATTAACAGAACAAATCATGGAAGGAATGGCCTATCGCGGTCTTCCTGGATATTCTAATTATAAACATTGGAAAGGTTATGACATGGCTCATACATCTTTACCAATGGTCTGTAAAGACAAAGAAAAATCTATTCAACCAATACAAAATCATAGGTGGGAATCTCCATCAATGTTTGTTGGTGAAATATTTAATTGGGAAGACTTTGGTGAAGATTTCGATCACGACGGTCACATGTTACATTCACTATATAAAGAAATGGAAGACGATGATCTATTCCATCACTTCGATGGGTTCTGGTCCTTTATTACTTTTGTAGAAGATAAACCAATAGTCTATACAGATTTCTTAGGTATTAAACCTGTATATTATAGAACAGATGTAGAAGCTATTGCATCAGAACCAAACGCACTGATGGGTCTTGGTACTATTACACCTGATTACCTATATCTTTCTAATGTTATGAAATGGGGTTATGATTATACTGGTGCTACACCGTGGAACGAAATTAAACAATTAAAACCTGGCCATTATTTGTATGAGGGTCAAGAAGTAAGATACTATGATTGGACAAAGGTTCCTTGTCATAATCTAAGAGATGATTTAAGTCAAGCAGTTATTAATCGTTTAGGTGGATTTAGAGAGGCAGCTATATTACTTAGTGGTGGTTTAGATTCTACAATCATACATGGATTAATCAAAGAACAAGGTTTGGATATAACACCAATACATGTTAGTAATCACGAAAAAGATTTCGCGTCCTTAGTCTGTAAAGATGTCGTAGAGGTTTCATTAGATTCTATTACAGATAGGGACGCAATCTCTATACACCAAACTCCTGTTGACCTTGGTTCAGTTAAACCACAAATAGCTATGGGAGAACAGTTAAAAGAATTGGGATTTCATAATGTTCTAACAGGAGATGGCGCAGACGAATTATTTGGTGGTTATCGAAGAGCAAAAGAATACGATAGCCAATATTCAGATGTGTTTTGTGAATTGCCATATTATCATTTACCAAAACTAGATAGAACTATGATGTGGTCTACAGTGGAACTACGTGCTCCATTCTTAGCACCATCAGTTATATGTCATGGATTAAATACACCTTATTCAGAAAGACAAGGTGAAAAGAAAAGATTAAAAGAAGTATTTGCAGATCTAGTACCAAGTAAGATATTGGAAAGAGATAAGCATCCACTTAAAACTGATTCAATTAGGTATGAACCAATGAGACAAAGACAAATCAATAATACACTATGGAGAGACATGTATGGGTTCTAAAAAGTATGACCACAGATATTTAGAGTTAGCTAAGTTCTTTTCTACTTGGTCTAAAGACCCTAGCACACAAATAGGTGCAGTAGCTATAGGATCAAAAGGTCAAGTATTGGCACAAGGTTATAATGGGTTTCCTAGAAAGGTAAATGAATCAGATGAACGTTATACTAATAGAGAAACAAAATACAAATATGTAGTTCATGCAGAAATGAATTGCATATACAACGCATCTTATAATGGTGCTAAGTTAGATGGTGCAACTATGTACGTATATGGATTACCAGTTTGTCACGAATGTGCAAAAGCTATTATCCAAGTAGGAATTACACGTGTGGTTGTACCAATTATAGATTTACCAGAAAGGTGGAAAGAATCCACCGACCTAACAATGACAATGTTTGAAGAAGCAGGGGTCGAATATGAATTCATTTAGGGGGTTTACTTTTATTAAGTTTTATGGTATAATAGGCCTTGCAAAAACAATTATGGAGAAAATAAATGTATGGAATAAATGATGTATTTCCTGGCTTTGCTATGAATATAGTTAAACCTCATGGAAATGAAATGACAAGTATGACAGAAGAAGATCTTTTTGGAGAATGGTCTGTCGTATACTTTTATCCAAAAGACTTTACTTTTATTTGTCCTACAGAAATAGCTGCAATGGATATTGTAGAAAAAGAATGTGATGTTCTAGGTATATCTGGAGACAATGAATTTTGTAAAGCCGCTTGGAAAGAGGTTAATGGATTAATAAGAGATATTAATCATCCACTTGGTGCAGACTGTGGACTACTATTAGCTTCTGAATTAGGTATTGTAGATATAGATGAACAAGTTGCTTTAAGAGCTACATTCATTCTAGACCCTGATAATATTATAAAACATGTGAGTGTAAATGCTTTGGACACAGGAAGAAACGCTGATGAGATCCTTAGAACATTACAAGCACTTAAAGCTGGTGGGCTAACTGGATGCAGTTGGAACCCAGGGGAGGAGTTCGTTGCCTAGTGTAGATCTAAGACCAAGGAAACGTCATCCCAAAGATAAGCGTCCGCCTAAACCAATGCCTTTCGATGTTGCATTACGTAAGTTTAAAAAGCAATGTGAAAAAGCTGGTATCGTGCAAGAAGTAAGACGTAGAGAGTATTACGAAAAGCCAAACCAGAAAAGGAAAAGAAAGAAAGCTGAAGGAATAGCACGCTGGAAAAAGAAAGAAAGATCAATGCAACTCAGACCAGAAAGGAGGTACTAATGGCTAGTTTAATGTCTAAATTACATAAGAATTCTAAGATTAAAATGTCTAACACTTTAGATAAATCAGAATTCTTTACAGATAAAAATGCAACCACCACATCCGTTCCAATGATAAACGTAGCTTTGTCAGGAGATATGGAAGGTGGATTATACTCCGGACTTACAGTTCTAGCTGGTCCGAGTAAACACTTTAAAACTTCTTTTGCCTTATTAATGGCATCAGATTATTTAAAAGAAAACGAAGATGCAGTCTTAATGTTTTATGATTCAGAGTTTGGTTCACCACAATCATACTTTGAAGCATTTGACATTGACACATCTAGAGTTTTACATACTCCTATAACTGATGTAGAACAACTTAAGTTCGATTTAGTTAGTCAACTAGATAATCTAGAGAAAGGAGATAAAGTCGTGATTATTATAGATTCGATTGGTAACTTAGCATCTAAGAAAGAATTAGAAGATGCACTAAGTGAAAAATCGGTCGCTGATATGTCACGTGCAAAGGCGCTAAAAGGTTTATTCAGAATGGTAACACCATATCTGAAAATGAAAGATATTCCTCTTTTAGCTGTTAACCATACCTATCAAGAGATGGGTTTATTCCCTAAAGCTATTGTTTCAGGTGGTACTGGAATATATTACTCTGCCGATAATATTTGGATTATTGGAAGACAACAACAGAAACAGGGAACACAAATAAAAGGATATAATTTTGTTATTAACGTCGAAAAATCAAGATTTGTTAAAGAAAAGTCTAAAGTCCCTATCTCAGTTTCTTGGGATGGTGGCATCGAAAAGTACAGCGGTCTTCTGGATGTTGCTCTTGCTGGTGGGTATGTTGCTAAGCCTAATGTTGGTTGGTACTCTAAAGTTGATAAGTCTACTGGGGAACTCTTGGATCCTAAAGTCAGAGAAAAAGATACTCTCAACAAAGAATTCTGGGACTCGATTTTTGAAGGAACAGACTTTAAAGAATTTGTCAAAGGCCACTACCAAATTGGATCAGTACCCTTATTAGATGTAGAACTAGATATAGAGACTGAAGATGGAAGTTAGTCACGCAGATTATCAACTCGTAGAATCTAATAACGTAGAATTTTATGGGGTCAAACTTCTTACAGGTAAGTGGAAAAATGTTACATACATATATGGTAAGGTTCAAATAAAAGAGTCTAAAGAACTAGACATAGCAACACTTTCATTTACTTACAACATTCAGGAATCAGCTGAATACGAAGAAGACGATCTCATAAATGATATTAACTTCCGTAATTATATAGGTGGAATCCTCCAACATATTATAGAGGATTCTTTAGATAATGGAGCACAGGTTGGAACAATCAAATCAAATACAGACACACATACTGAATCATCTAATTAATAACGAAGATTACTGTAGAAGAGTAATACCGTTTTTAAAGAAAGATTATTTTGAAGGCACACATAAAGTTGTGTTTGATCTTATTGTGGACTTTGTAGTTACACATAATAAGATACCTTCAGGTAAAGTTTTAGAAATGGAATTATCTAAGGTCGGTGCACCAGAAGATGTGCTAACCCAAGCCAATAATCTTATACAAGAAGTTAAAACTAAGTCTGATATAGATACAGACTATCTTATAAAAGAGTCTGAAAGCTGGTGTAAAGAGAGGGCAGTTTACAATGCAATTATGGAATCAATTCAAATTATTGATGGAAAAGATAAAGAGCGAGGAGATGGAGCTATTCCGGACATACTCAGTAATGCTCTTGGGGTTAGTTTTGATCCTAATATTGGACACGATTATATAGACAATTCTGATAAGAGATTTGATTTCTATAATACAGAAGAGTCAAGAATACCATTTGATTTAGATTACTTTAACAAAATAACGAAAGGCGGTTTACCGAACAAAACCTTGAATATAGCCATGGCAGGTACCGGTGTAGGTAAATCGCTTTTCATGTGCCATTGCGCAGCTTCTAATCTTTCTTTAGGAAACAACGTCCTATACATTACCATGGAAATGGCGGAAGAAAGAATCGCAGAAAGAATAGATGCTAACCTTATGGACTTGCCTATACAACAATTAGAAACATTACCTAAAAACGTATTTGATTCTAAGATACAAAACATTGCGCAAGGTTCGATTGGGAAACTTATAGTAAAAGAATACCCAACAGGCGCAGCGCATACAGGACATTTCAGGGCATTACTAAATGAACTGAAACTTAAAAAGAACTTTAAACCCGATATAATTTATATCGATTATTTAAACATTTGTGCTTCTAGTCGCGTCCGTGGGCTCGGCGGAAGTATAAATACTTACTCGTATGTTAAATCAATAGCTGAAGAGTTACGTGGTTTGGCAGTCGAGTTTAATCTTCCAATCGTGAGTGCAACGCAAACGACTAGATCTGGTTATTCTAACACTGATGTAGGATTGGAAGATACTTCGGAATCGTTTGGCTTACCTGCGACCGCCGACCTTATGTTCGCTCTGATTAGTACAGAAGAACTTGAGGAACTTGGTCAAATGTTAGTTAAGCAATTGAAGAATCGTTACAACGATCCAACCAAATATAAGCGTTTTGTAATTGGAGTGGATCGTAGTAGGATGAAACTTTATGATGTAGAAGAGTCAGCCCAAACAGACATAATGTCTGACTTGGTACCTGACAAAGCAATAAATAAATTTGGTGAGGGTGAATCCGAAGACCCTTACGCTGAATTTAAAATATAGAGGAAAATATATGTTAGTAAAAGCAAAAGATTGGATAATGGCGCGTGTCACTGAAAGAACTTCTTATGACGGCCTACTGCTTCTTGCAGTTGGTGGTTCAGTTCTTTTATTTGGCGGTTTGGCCAAGCTTCTAGCTTGGGTCGCTGTAGTATGGGGTGTTTACACACTCATAAGGGCAGAGGCGTAATTATGAATAAGCTATTTGCAACGGCAGCTTTATTTGCCGCAATATTAATCTCTCCTATGGCTTCGGCCGGTGGATCTGTTGGGGTTGACTCTGACAAATTCTGGAGAGGAGTGAATATGAGCAACGGTCTAGCAACTAACCTAAGTCTGGATTACGGACATAAAGGTTGGTTTGTAGGATTAGAAGCTTTCAATGGTGATGAACTTAATTCTATGGTTCATGCAGGTTATTCAGTAGATTTAACTGATAGCATGTCAGTCCGAGGAGGTATCGTATCTTATGATATGGAAATGCTCGGTGATAGATTTGAGGAAGCTGTTATCGGCGGTTCATATAAAGGTCTAGATGTAGACTATTTTATAAACGTTGATGAAACAGATTCAACTTATTTAGAGGTTGGATATACTTTACCATTAATATCCATTGTTGACCTTGAACTAAATTACGGAAGGTTTGACGACGGTGAAGACGTATTAGGATTTACCGTATCTAAAGATGTAGGACAGATGGTCTTATCACTTATGGTTCTAGAAGAATCTAGACATGGTGAGTTTATGGACCACGCTTCTGTTGGATTACATTATCGATTTTAAGTGAATTAATTGTCACGAAAAAGTCACGAAAGGGGGGTTTACAAACCCCTCTTTTTTTGGTATAATACTCTTATAAAATAAAAAAGTAAGGAGATTTTATGACAAAAGAACAAGCAACACAAAAAGCTACTTTATTAGTAGATGCTTTAGATAAACTATGTAAAGATATAGTTAACGCCCATGATATGAGACACCCAGGATTAGCTGGTGATATGTCATGTGATTGGAAAAAAGGTCAAAAGTTTATCAAGGTTATTAGAACTACAGATTCTGGTGATTCTGTATGGGGATTTATTAACCTTAAACATGAAGACTTTGAATTAGGTGATGTTCTTATGGCAAAAAGCTGGAAGGCTCCTGCTCTAAACCACCCAAGAGGAAATATCCTAGAAGGTTATACAATTACTGGAATGAGACAATACGGACCGGATTATATTAGATAATGACAAAGTTTGATAAAAAAGAATTAGAGAATTCAAAAAGAATCTTTAAATCTGCAACGCCAAAGTACACTGCAGATTGGGTAGTTAAATGGATAGCTTCAGTATTTGTTTTAATGGCTATCTCAATTCGTGGAATCCCAGAATTGGCATTCTACGATTTATGCTTATCCTTAATCGGAATTAGTTTATGGTTATGGGTTAGTATAGTATGGAAAGACCGAGCACTTATAATGCTAAATGGTGCTGGTCTATTATTCTTAATTAAAAATTTAGCAGAGCAATTAATAAGATGAAAGACGCAATTATAGTAGACATAGATGGAACTATCGCTTCGCATTACGATGCAGATGGTAACCAAATAAGAGAACACCACGATTATAGCCAAGTTCATAACGATTTACCAATACCAGAAGTTATTGAATTGGTACAATTATATGAAGACCAAGGTTATACAATCTTAGTGGTAACTGGAAGAATGGGTAATGATGTATGCAGAGAACTTACTGCAGAGTGGTTAAGAACACATCACATAAACTATGACCAATTACTAATGAGAGCAGATAGAGATTTTAGAGAAGACAGCGTTGTTAAATTTGAAATCTATCGTGACCATATTTTAGATAATTATAACATTAAGTTTGTTCTTGATGATAGACAACGTGTAGTTGATATGTGGAGAGGACAAGGCTTAAGAGTTTTACAGGTTGATAAAGGAGACTTTTAATATGAAAGAGTACAATGTGACGGAAGGTCCGTTTCAAACAGAGTATGAATGTATACACAGAATGCGCGAAATATCTGACTTCTTACTTAAGTGGCATTCTAAGAAAGAAGTCTCCTTTTCTACTAAATTGAAAGAAACATCTAATTGGTTTTTAGATTATACAATTTATGATAGAGCTTAACATATATCAAGTTTTTATATTACTCATATTCTCAGTTCTAATAGGAAGAGAGATATGGATTAAAGGTCTAAGAGTTGGCGCAGAACGCGCGGTGGAACAACTACATAGAATAAAAGTTATTGCATTTGATAACAAAGGTAATATAAAACCTAATCCTTTTTTTGACGGTTACGAAGAAACAGAAAAATAAATTGCATAAATAGACATGTAATTTTATTTAAATGGGAAACATGTTTATGCGTTTTAAAACTTTCACTATACAAGAAGCAGTCAAGCTAACCCCACAACAATTGGAAAAAAATAATTCCAAAACGGGTGAAGCCAGAATCGATATTCTTATGCGTCTTATTCAAGACAAAGTTCCTTTGGAACTTGCAAAAGGTGGAACGTTTAAAGTTGGTGATGAATACATTGATGACGCCATAGCACATTGTCAAAATTTTAAAAAAAATTCAGACCATTACGGCAAATCTGGATTTCCTCTTACAGATAAAACTGGAAAGGAAATTAAATCAAACGATCTTGCTAAATCTAAAGTAATGGGTGGTGGAACCGGTGGCGCTGGTTCTGGTTCAAAAGATACCGCAAGGAACGAATCTCATAACGCATGTATGATGCGTGCAATGGTCGATGATGGTTGGAGTAATGATTTAGATCATTTTGACGAAGCACGTATAGCAAAAGCGTATAAAGATAATGGTTCCAAACACATTGACATTAATACAGATCAAATATTAGAAGCACCAGATAACTGGGTTATGTCTTCGTATGTTATATCTAAATGGTTAGCAAAAGAAGGATATATCCATAAAGGTCAAGTCTTCGACCGCGCGGGTCCGTACATGACTTTAATATATCAATTAAAGAATATGGCTTATAAGAATAATGGATTTAAACCATTAAAAGATGATAAGTGGAACCCAGGTGATGTTTGGGCCGTAGAAAAAGGTATGGATGTAAAAAAAGAACTAGATGTTAGTTCTGTTGGCGCACTAAACGCTTCCATTATGAAATTGTTTAATGAAAGAAGATTAGTTGCTATCTCATTAAAGGGTCCAGAGAAAAGCGATCCTCCACCAAATAAAGAATATAATAACAAAGTACCACCAGAAACCCCAAGACATAAATTAAAAGCAATTGAACTAGAATCCAAAGGTGGAAACTTTTGGTCATCAAAAGGTATGACAATTGTTTATGATACTGGGGCTATGACATTTAAGGATAACTCTCCAGGTGATTCAAACAAAGCTGAAATAAAAGGTAAGAAAGCCAGAGGTGGTGGATTATCTTGGGGTATTATGCTAGACTTTATAAAAAGAACTGTTGGTAAAGCTCCTCCCGCACACGCGAAGGGTATTAAACCTAAAGCCAAGCAAATAGCAAAAGGTAATAGAAGAGCTACTAAATTAATGTTTGATTTATATAGTGAATTCTATAGGGGTACAAAATTTAAAGACTTTGAAGAAGAACTAAAGAAGAAAGATTGGACATGGATCTCTGCTAAACTTGGTGCTTTATATGTTGCATATTTCTTACAAAAGAATATAGGGCAAAAGGCAGATAACATTATGACAAACTTTGTTAACTATGCAGGTTCAAATATGACCGATTCTTCAACTTACATAAAGGTAGGAAAATGAAATCATTTAAAGATAGACATTTTGGATTACATGAGGGTAAAATGGTTCCTTTGGAACAACCTATGGTCGAGGCAGAATACCAAGGCGATAATGTTGAACTAAATAAACCAAGAAGAAGTTCAGGTCCAAAAAAATTCGTAGTATACGTAAAAGACCCTTCATCAGGAAACGTTAAGAAAGTTAATTTTGGAAACGCAAAAGATGTAGAAGGTGGAGACGTAAAAATTAATGACAAAGAAAGAGCTAAAGCTTTTTCGGATAGACATGATTGTCCGAATAAGAAAGATAAATTAGCTCCTGGATATTGGGCATGTAATTTGCCTAGATATGCTAAACAGTTAGGATTAAAAGGTGGCGGAAATTATTTCTGGTAAACCTTATACCGAACAAGACGGTATCAGGACATTTAATGTTCAGGCACCTGATAGTGAATATGTTTGGCATAGAGATAATTCAGATCGTGAAGTAGAAATACTAGAAGGAGAAGGTTGGCAATTACAAATAGAAGATTGTTTACCTATGTTATTAAACGATGTTAAAAAGGTATTTATTCCAAAAGGGGTTTACCATAGACTAATAAAAGGATATAATACTTTAAAGGTACAAATAAATGAAATCACTTAAACAATACATTCCGGAATCTAAGAATACTCACATGACACATATTGAGGATTTAGTTCTGGATGGTGGAGTTAAGGGAGCCAGACAGGCAATACTTGCCCTTCGATCACTAAGGGATATGCTTGCTGGGAATTCACCCACAACGGTAGACGTCACTGTGAAGTGGGACGGTGCTCCCGCCGTATTCGCGGGAATTGATCCAAGCGATGGTCAATTCTTCGTTGCAAAGAAAGGGATCTTTGCAAAAACTGGGGCTAAGGTGTATAAGAATCATGATGACATTGATGCAGATACATCTGGCGATTTAAATAAAAAACTTAAGCTCGCATTTAACGAACTAAAAGATCTTGGGATAACAGGAGTTATACAAGGTGACTTTATGTTTGAAAAGAAAGATCTTAAGATAGAAAAAATAAATGGTATTAAACATTTAGTCTTTCACCCAAATACAATCGCTTATGCCGTACCGGTAAACACACCTTTAGCAAAAGAAATAGCTAAAGCAAAAGTAGGAATAGTATGGCATACATCTTACTCAGGCGCAAACTTTCAATCCATGAAGGCAGAGTTTGGTGGTAATATAACTAAAAAATTAAAACAATCTAAATCTGTTTGGATGCAGGACGCAACATTACCTGGTACACAAGAAGCAGTATTAGATTCCAAAACAACAAAAGAAGTTACATTGGCATTATCAAATGCTGGTAAAATGTTTCAAAAGATTAAGTCAGGTGTATTAAAAGAGATAGAAAGTAATAAAGAATTAAATATGGTTCTGAATATATTTAACAATACAAAGGTTAGAGAAGGAACTAGAATAACAGATACATCTAAACATGTTGACGAATTAATCGATTGGGTTAATAATCGTTACACAAAACAAGCAGATAAAATGAAATCAGACAAAGGTAAAGCTGGCGTTGAAGCTAAAAAATCTGCAGTATTATCATTTTTCAGTAAAGAAAATAAGAAAAATCTGAAAAATGTCTTTGATTTACAGAATTTTATTGTTGATAGTAAATTAATTATTATAAATAAACTAAACAGTCTCAGTAATATTGGGACGTTTGTAAAAACAAAATCCGGATTTAAGGTAACCAACGCGGAAGGTTTTGTTGCCATAGATCGTACGGAAGGTGGAGCTGTTAAGCTTGTTGATAGATTAGAATTTTCTTTTAACAACTTTAGCAAAGATATAATTAAAGGCTGGGATAATCCAGGCTAAATGGGAATAACCGAGGATATGAAATCATTTAAAGAGTTTCATCAAACAGACGAGGCCTTGTCAATGGCAACTCGTATGAAGATGAAGGCAGCATTTAGAAAGAATAAAGCCAAGATCGCAATTGGTAGAAAGAAAGCTGCAAAAAAACTCGCATCCCCAGAAAAGCTCAAGTCAAGAGCAGTTAAGCAAGCCCGTAATTTAATTATAAAGAAGATGTTAAAAGGAAGAGATAAGTCTGAACTTTCTTTTGCCGCAAGAGGTGATTTAGAAAAGAAAGTATCAAAGAAGAAAGGTAAGATAATGAAACTTGCTAAGAAACTTCTCCCTGCCGTAAAAAAAGCTGATAAAGCAAAATTGAGAAAAGATTGATATGAAAGAATTTAAATCATTTAGTAATTATTTAAAAGAAAACACGAACGACGTAGTATTTGCATTTGGTCGATTTAATCCACCAACTATTGGTCATGAAAAATTAATGGAAGCAGTAAAGAAATTAGCAAGAGGTGGAACATATAGAATATATCCAAGTCAATCTCAAGATGCTAAAAAGAATCCATTAGACTTTAAATTAAAAGTAAAGTTTATGAGAAAGATGTTTCCTAAACATGCTAGAAACATTATGGCTGATAAAGGAATGAGAACAGCATTTGATGTTATTGTTGCTCTATATGACCAAGGATATACAAAGGTTACATTTGTAGCTGGTGAAGATAGAATCATAGAATTTAATAAACTCTTTAACAAATATAATGGTGTTAAAGGAAGACATGGCTTTTACCAATTTGAGAATGGGGTAAAGGTCGTAAGCGCGGGCGAACGCGATCCGGATGCCGAAGGCGCTACTGGTATGTCAGCTTCTAAATTAAGAGCGGCAGCCTCTGACAATAATTTAAAATTATTTGCTAAAGGTATGCCAAAAGGATTTAAAGAAGTAGAAAGCCTATTCAATGCAGTAAGAGCTGGTATGGGTTTAAAAGAATCCAAAGACTTTAGAAAACATGTACAGTTAGAAAAAGTTTCCGACAGAAGAGAAGATTATGTAAACGGAAAACTATTTAGAACTGGTGACGAAGTTATAATAAAAGAAACCCAAGAGGTTGGAAAGATTACAGTTCTTGGAGCTAACTATGTTATGGTTGATTTTGGAAATAGCAAAAGAAGGTGTTGGCTCGAAGATATAGAACTATTTGAATATTTAGAAACAATGGCTGGGGAAGATGGAACAAAGAAATTAGTTAAGAACTATAAGAAGATGACCCCAGGCGAAGGTATGAAAGAAACTAAAAAGTCTTTTAGGAGTTTCTTAGAAAAGAAAAAGAAAAGAGATACACATGGGGATAAGCTAAGAAAAGACTTTGAAGCTAATCCAGGTAAGGGAGATGATTCCACAGACGCTAAAAGAAGAGCACAGTTTAATAAGCAGGCAGAGATGGATGATGATAACCCAAGGGCATATAAAGATGCACCAGGGGACAAAAAAGCTAGATCTAAACCTATGAAAAAGTCACAATATACAACTGCTTACCATAGAATGTATGGTGATAAGGAAAAAGAATTGGAGAAAAAGAAAAAGAAATGAAACAATTTAAACAACTAAGAGAAGGACTTTGGGCTAACATTCATAAGAAAAGAAAAGAAGGTCGTCCAATGAGAAAGAAAGGTGAGAAAGGCGCACCAACAGCAGCTGCTATGGCTAAAGCAAAAGCTGGTTCCAAGAATGGAAGTACATCGATGGAAGCTGTTGAACAAGCTCTAACACAATTAGAAAAAGCATACGATGCAAAAGATATAGCAAAGGTTAAAGTTTTAGAAAAGAAATTAGAAAAAATGCTTAAAGAAGTAGATAAGACTATGAAAGGTTCAGGTTTATCTGCACCGGCATTCTCAATGGTTCGTGGTGGTATCGTAAAAGGTCTTGAAGCTATAAAGAAATTCTATAGAATTGCAGACAAAAATGAAAGTGTTAATGAAGACGGTATGATGTCAGTAAGAAAACAGAATATGTCTAAAGTTAAACCCATGTTATCTAAACTTGCACAGAAACATAAAGGTGTTACTTTAGATTTCGAAAAAGATGGTATTACCGTAAACTTTAAAGGAAAAGATAAAGACATTGATAATCTAATGAGAGATATGGAAAAAGACAAAAAGCTTATGAAGCTTATGGAGTTAACAGAAGGAAAAGGTACAGATGCAGCTTTACAGAAAAAAGCTGATGCATCTGGTATTTCAAAAAGTATTTTAAAAAAGGTATATGATAGAGGATTAGCTGCTTGGAAGGTTGGACACAAACCAGGTACAACTCCACAACAATGGGGAATGGCTAGAGTAAACTCCTTCATAACAAAAGGTAAAGTTTGGCACAAGTATGACAGTGACTTACGTAAACAACACCAAGGTAAATAGGTGAACGAAAAGTTAAAAGTTTCTGACGGTATAGGTGCTTGGATTAAAGACTTCATGAAGTCTGATGCTCCACAATTTGATGGTAAGAGTATGGACAGAAGAAGAAAAATGGCAATTGCGGCGTTTGTAGATGCCGGAGGAAAATTAAAAGAGGGTAAAATGAATAACGAAGGTAAAATGGATGGATCAAAGTTAACTGGTCAAGAGATCAGTGTATACTTTCGAAAGAATCCAATAAAAGCGACAGATAAGAAATACGGCAAAATGTTAAAGAAAGCCGTTGAATTTGCACTAGACCACGGCGGAGCAATGAGCTACGCTATTAAAGGTATAGAGAAAATGGCGAGGGGTTTATCTAAACATCCCGAAGTTAAAAAAGCTTTAAGATATGCAAACGAAAGTGTACACCACGAATCAGTTTGGACTGTTAAGAATATTATACAGGAAAACTATACACGTAACTTTGAAACACTATGTCAAAGCTTAAAGTTAAATGGTATACAACAAAAGATCTTAGATGACTTTATTCACAAAGGAAGAATTAGAGATCAATACGTTGGACGTGTAGCTGGATCTAAAAAAGAATCTAGAGTATTTGCAGGTAAAAAGAAATTTACTGGAAGTATAGATAATAGAAACGAAGCTTTAACTCAAGCCCTCAAGGTTAATGCTAAACAAAAATCTATACTTGATGCTTATCTAAAAACAGGTAAAGTGATTGGTAAGTACACAGGTTCAATGGCTGGATCAACAAAGACAACTAAAGAATATAAAGGCTTTAGAGGATTTAAAGAACACTTTGATACTGAAACAATCTTTGAAACAAATCTAATTGCTGAAGGTATGAGTAAACCTATGACAATGAAAGATGTTAAAGCAATTGAGAAAAAGTATGGCGAAAAAATGAGTCCAGAAGAGGTAAAAGATTATTTAAGTACACAGGTAAGTCCGAAAGGATCAGCAAGACCAGAAGCTTGGTTATCATTAAGTTATCCTGTAAGATCTGGGGATTATTACTTTGCTCTAATTGGAAAAGATAGAAACACCAATATTAAAAACAATATTAAAATGAATGACCAGCTTAAAAAAATGACTAAAGTATATGATGAACCAGATCCATTATACGACAACTTTATGGATTGGGCTTATAAAAATATTAAGAATTCAGGTGTTGGCGATACAATGTCAAGAGAAGAGATTTGGGCAGCTTGTTTACACATACTAAAAATGAGAGTAGCTACAGTTTACGTAAAAGAAGATGACTTTAAAGAATCTAAGTTTAAACAGTTATTAGCAAAATTTAAAAGAGGTTTTAGAAACCTAAGACCAAAATTTAAAAAGAAAGGATAATTATTATGGCATATCAAACATGGAAAGACGCATACAAACAAGTTGTATTGGATGAGGCAAAGGTTTCATATAAAATTGACCACATTAATTCAGTTGGTGACATAGAAAAAGAATTAAAAAGAGGTGATGCAAAAATTGTAAACACTAAATCAACAAGAGATGGTGTCATTGTACAATTTGATGTACCTTCTAGAAGGGCTCACGCTGAGTTAAAAAAACTTGTTATGAAACATGATAAAGATGCTGTAATGGAAGGTAAAACCGATATGACTGCTATATCCTCTTGGAAAAAGAAATTAAAGGATGTAAAAGGTTTAACTAAACAACAAATACAAATGTTAAGTACTTTACCAACACCAGTAATTACTTCTCTTATAAACCAAGTTGGTATGATTGTTGCTGATATGAGTGAAGATATAAGTGAAGGTAAAAGAACAGATGGCGCAACATCCTTTATGTTTAAGAATGGTCCAGATTCTAAAAAGTTCTTAGCATACGCAAAAGATTTTAGAAAGGCAGAAAGATGGACAATGAATGGTTTATTCTTTGTAGATGTATATGATGTTAATAAACCAGTTGCTATAAAGTTAGCTAAGTTCCACAGACAGTTTTGGAAAGAAGATGTTAACGAAGGTATGAACATGAAACAGATCATGCGTAAACACGGAAGAGAGTTAAAGAAGGCCGTAAGAACTGGTAACTTAGAATTATCTGACAAAGCAGAAGAAGATCTACAACAATGGGTATTTGATAACGAACCCTATGTAGGTGATGACCCTGATGATTTTGACCAATGGTTAGATGATAATATAGAAGATATTGTCAAAGGCAGAATTAAAGAAGTTAATGAAGGAATGGTTGATATAGAAAAAGCACGACAACTTCCTGATAAGATTCAAAAACAAATCATAGCTTTGAAAAAAGAATACGATAGAACATGGGACGGAGTATTTGTCCCTATGGGTAAAGAAGGAAGCTCACAAAGAAAAGAATATGAAAGAAGAGGTGCTTTATTCAAAGCAGCAAGTAAAAAATACAAAGATTTCCTAAAGAAACATAAAGTAGCAAATTTCAAATGAAAAAATTTAAAGACTTTAGAGAGAACGTAACATTTGCAAAACATAATTCTTATGTTGGTGCAAGTGATACTGATAATCCTTTAGATGAAAAATTGGTAGCTAGTGATATTAGTATATTAGATACTATTTTAAATAAGATTAAAGATGATGTTATGAAGAATAAGTTAGCTGGTAAGTTTGAGAAAAGTTGGCCGATGATGCAGCAGTTAGCAAAAATGGCTGGGTATGGTATAACTAAAAAAGGTCAGCAAAAGAGTAAAACATACCAATGGAAATTAAAGAAATGAAAAAGTTTAAAGAAGTAAGAAAAGAAACAAAGAAACCTACTCCATATATGACATGGAATAATAAAAACTTTGGTGAAGGAACTATGTCTCAAGGTATATTTGACAAAGATATGGACAGAGCCAAAGACGCAGCAAGAAGTTTAGTTATGTTTCTTAAGTCTAACCAAGACGTAACAGTTGGTGGCAAACAAGATAAAGAAGGAAATCCAATCGAAGGTCCAAGCGACACATTAGATGGATATGTAAAAGAACTTATGGGTTATGTGTTTGATGACAAAATGATAGATGAATTATTAAACGTTAAATCTAATAGCGGTAAAAAAGCAAATGATATTGTTGTTGTTAGATTAAAAGAAATGGGAGTCAGAATACACTAATGGCAAAAATGACAGCAAACGAGCAAAGAGAACAACAGTCAGCTAGACTAGATAGGATTGAACAAAAGATTGATAAGATGTCGGATGTAATTGTTGCACTCGCGAGGGCGGAAGAGAAAATAACTACCCTTACTAGCTTTAGTAAACAACAATCAGAAATGATTCAACACATGACAATAAGGTTGGATAGGTTAGAAGCTGCTGTGCAGCAGAATGCTTCAACCATAAATATTATAAATAAACTGTTCTGGATAATAATCGCAGCTGCTGCAACAGCGGTGACCGGAATGATATTTTTAGGATCTCCAATCCTATAAATTTAATGCAATATAACGGGAGAAAAAACTATGAAATTGCAAGATAAAGAGAACCTGGACATTGCATCCGCGGTCAGCGATGTTTTAGAAGGGAAAGTAAAAAAAGAGGAATTTAAACCTCACATGATGTACCACCCAGACAACGGTAAAGAAGTTCATGTTAAGTCGAAAGAAGAACATGAAAAATATGCCGCTAAAGGTTGGGTTCACGAAAAACCTAAAATGGAATCACCTGAAGAGCCAAGAGCAAAAGGCGAAAAGGAATTTAAAGATAAGCATTCTGTTAAAAAATCTGGTATGAGAAATGATGGTTCTAATATGAAAGAAGAAACCACAATCACACTAGAAATAGGTGATGAAGAGCTAGATGAAGCTTCAAAACCAGGAAGAGGTAAAACTAAACTTGATATAGATTATATCGGTGATAGAAAACTTACAAAAGATGCTGAAAAGAAACACAAAATTAAAATCAAGCAAACTGGTAGAACAACTGCTGATGTTAGTGGCGAAAAGAAAAATATCGTAGCATTTATGAAAGACCCAGATATTATGGGAATGGATGATATGGATTTAGAAGATCTATACCCAGAACTATATGAAGCTACTAAACAAGAAGGATATTTGGATGTTGAAGAAGGTGAAGAACTTTCTCCAAAGCAAAAAAAATATCAAGCATTCTTTAAGAAAGCTTTGAAAAAGTTTGGTGTTGAATCTCCATCTGAATTAGACGATGCTAAGAAAAAAGAATTCTTTAATTACATAGACAAGAACTATGATGCAGGTGATGGGGAGACAGACTAATGAAAACATTTTTTGAATTTAGAGACGAATCAGCTGAATTGTCAGAAGGCAAATTAATGGTTAAAGCTTTCGTGGGTTCAGAAGGCGGCGGACCATCTTATAAAAAGTTTGGACTTAAACTTAAGAAATTAGGTTCAAGCCAATATGGTGGAGATGACGTAGAATTATCTGGGCCAGACGCTAAACTTATGAAATTTGCAATTGCTGCATTAGGAGTTGAAAAACCTAAGAATCTTAAGGATGCACAAAAACAAATAGATGACCAAGGTCCATAAGTTTTAATTAACCGCTCTGACAGAGTGTATATATAATAGTATGAAGGTTTTTGATAAATTGACAAATAAGAACTTTGAGATGTTCGCAGCTCATTATTATAATAATCCAGAATGCATGGATATAGATGAGTTTAAAGAAGATCTTTCTAGGTTTAAGTATTTAAAAAGATTACTGAAAAGGTATGAAACCGACGGTGATCTACAAGAAAGATTAATATTAAATCATTTAATTGTTCTATATAATGTGTTTGGTATTAAACCATGTAATAGAATGATGTGGTTTAAAATCAACAATGAACACTATCATTACATAAAACCTTTCTTAGTATTTTTACATTATCTGCCAGAAGATGAGAAAGTTGAAATTGGTATGGATCCAGAGATTGTAGAGAGACTAAGAAACTTATGAGATGGACAACAAAACATATACAGCAGTTAAAAGAGGGGTCAATCTCCCGTTTGGCCGATACTGCTTATGCACTGAGATTTCTTAGACTTTTAACTATGCCTTGGGAAAAGACTGAGGCATTTAAATTAGGTATCATAGACAAAAATGGTCGAAGAACAGAGTATAGAGATTACTCTGCTTCTACTGTTGGCAGAATGGAAAGAACACCAATTGATACTCCTAAAAAGAAAGCCGCATACACTGTATTCCATAAATTAGTTTTTAATCTAAGAAGAATCCTAGCTAAAATCCCATTTGGTAAAACCGTAGTTGCAAGATACGGCGCAGCACTTTATCTTATAAAAGAACATACAAATATGAGTGAGAAACAATTACGTAAGATAATGGATAAAGTGGAAACAGAATTTGATTGGGATAATTTACAATTAGAAGAAAGTACTTGGTTCCAATCTATAGATGGTAAATTAAATCCAGGTTCATACGTATTAGTAAATGATATAGCTTCTCCTTTAACTGGTGAGCTAATAGCAAAATCTAATTCTAGAATTAAAGTAGAAGAACAATTAGAACCATGTGATACATTTTTAGGTTCATCAATCTATAAGGTAAAACACCAAACAGGTCAACACATTTTTATTACAAACCAGGACATAGTAAGATGATAACAGTAATATGCCTAACAAAATCCGAAGGTGACGATAAGAATGATACTGTTTATAAGTTAGAAAAACAAGCACAAAAACGTGGCATTTCTTTTTATAAGGTTAGTCTTGGCGAAGCATTTGTAATTGATAATGATCTATTTGGTGATAAGATTACTATACACAACTTTGATGGTGAAGGTAATAAGATTAATATTAAACCTTCCGAGACCGCGTGCATCGTGCGCGGAGGCGCGCTTACAGATATAGCCGGAAGAGGATTAACTAAATCATTAGAAGAAGCTGGTATGTTTATGATTAACAGATACGTACCAATGGAACTATGTGCAAATAAATTTACATCATCTATTGCACTTAAAAAAGCAAACATTAATACACCAAGAACAGCATTAGTTACAAACGAACAATCCATTGATATTGCAATGAAAGAGATTGGTGGTAAACTTCCAGTTATAGCTAAAACCATAACCGGTGCAGAAGGTATCGGTGTTATGAAGATTGAAAGCAAAGAATCGCTTACTTCAGTCTTACAAGGTTTATGGAAACATAACGCAGAAATTATCCTACAAGAATATATGGATATTGAATACGATGTACGTACATTAGTATTAGATGGAAAAATATTTGCTGCTATGAAACGTAAACAAACAACTAAAGATGATTTTAGAACAAATAAATCATTAGGTAATGATTATGAACCATACGATTTAAGTGAAGAAGAACAAAAAATCGTATTAAAAGCAGCAGAAACAAGTGGATGTTATTGGTGCGGTGTTGATACAATTGTTAACGATGGAAAGGTATACGTATTAGAAGTCAACGGTTCTCCAGGTACAGGAGATAGTAATGAGATAAGTTATATGAATTACTATGGAGATAAAAAGACTAAAGTAAATGGTTCTAAAATGGTTGATAACCTTTTAAACTATATAGAGAACAAAGACAATTGGGCATTTCCTAAAACATCAGTTGGTGTTATAGAATGGTGTAAAGTTGAGGGAATGAAATTTAAAGCTAAACTAGATACTGGTAATTCTGCTGGTGGTATTAGTATACATGCCACAGATATAAAAGAAAAGAATGGTTCAGTATCATTTAAAATAAACGGAAAGACTTTTAATAAAAAGATAGAAGATCGTAAGATGATTTATTTTGGTGGTGGAGATAATGGTGAAGAAAGACTATTTGTTAAATTAAATATGTCTATTGGAAACCGTAAACCAAAACCAACATTATTTAATTTAGATAATAGAGAAGATGCTATTTACGATGTACTAATTAACAAAGGATACATGGCGGATGAGAACCTTGTGGTTGATCCATCTAAGAAATTTACGCTTGGAGAAAGTGTAAAACGTGTATCTACATTCAGGGAAATGTATATATAATATATGGACTTTAAAACTTTTAAACAAATGTGGGAAGACGCTGCAGCCAATAGCGTAGGTGCTGGTGGTATAGATGGCATTGGAGTTGGTCCAAAAGGTGAACCAGGTGTTCATGTAAACAAAAAGAAAAAGAAAAAGGAACAAGAAATTCTTATTAAGATGCAGCGTAGATTGATGAATGGAAAGACTTAGAAAATTATATAATTGGTTCGTATCATGGTTTGAAAAACACCAATACTTATACGTATCACACAATCAATATAACTATAACGGCGAAGTTATAGATGTGCTTGAAAAGAAATTTGAAGTTAGAAGATTTTATAAACTCAGTGCAAAGCACATGAAATTTAAAACAATGAATGGTAAAAAGGTCGAATTAAAGACCGCTACACCTATGGATTATATGTTGGAGGAAATGTAATGCAACAATTATTAATAGGTATTATTTTAGTATTAGGACTAGGAGGCTGGTGGCTATTACAAGAAAATGAAACCTTAAAAAATAATAACGTGAAATTGGAAGCTGCAGTAGAAGAACAACAACAAACTATTGCGGTCATGAAAGAAAATTATGAAAAGCAAGGACAAGCTTTAATGAATATGTCCAGAAAGAATGCTGAGATAGAAGCAGAAAAAGCAGAATACTTATCAATCTTTGCAAGACACAATCTAGATAACCTAGCACTCAAGAAACCAGGTCTTATAGAAATTAGATTTAATAATGCTAGTGAACTTGTAATGGAGGGATTAGAAGATGACACTGAAAAACTTTTCAATATTGATTCTCCTGACAACGATAATTAGCGGATGCTCCATATTAGGAGAAAAAAGAATAGAAGTACAATCTAAACCTGTACAAATAGATATTATGCAACCACAATTACCAAGACCGGTGGAATTAACTGCACCAAAATGGTATGTGGTTTCAGAAGCACGTATAACTAATCCGTGTAAAAAGACTATTCCATTCGATCCACCTAAGTTTAATGATAAGGGTGAAGAAGAATTAAAAAGACCTAAAACCTGTGCTAAAGAGGATACCGAAAATCCAGATTGGCCAGATGGTTATACATATCTAGACAGATTTCTAGATGATATGAAAGAAGTAAACAACGGAGAAATTGTATTCGTTGCCACAACAGTAGGAGACTATAAAGTTATGGCAGAAGATATGCAGGAACTAAAAAGGTATATCAATCAATTAGGTGAAGTAGTTATCTACTATCGCAATGTAACATTACCCAACGGCGATAAAGGTGTTGGGGCGAAAATTGAGGTTAAAGACTAATGGCAACAACAAGGCATAAAGAAGAAAAGACCCAATTGGAAAGAGCACTCATTGCTGCCAAACTATCTGCACACGCATATAAAAGTGAAAAAGCCGCAGTTAACGCAGTAAAGAAAATGGGATTTCCATGGGCAAAGTTAATCTCCAGAGATGGAGCAGAGGTATTAGTAGCTAAAGATAGGAACGATCTTTGGTTTGCTTTTAGAGGTACAGAACCAAGTAAGATTAATGATGTAATGGCAGATTTAAATCTTATTAAAGGTGCTGCAAAAGCAGGTGGTAAAGTACACAGTGGATTCCAAAAAGAAGTAAATGATTTATGGATGGACGTTCTAGCAGAGATTGAACATAACGATCAATTGAAAGTTAGAAAGGACGTTTATATGACTGGACATTCTTTAGGAGCAGCAATGGCAACTATCGCAGCTACAAGATATCAACCATACGAATTATTTACTTTTGGTTCTCCAAGAGTAGGTGGACCTAGGTTCATAAGACATATCAAATGTCCACATCTAAGGTTTATGAATAACAATGACATAGTTTGTCGTATACCACCAGCATGGTTAGGTTTTAGACATCACGGCGAAATGATTTACTTTAACGCTGTTGGTGACCAACAACCTAAACCAACTTGGAAGGATTTATTATTAGGAGTATTAAACTCATGGAAGAGATTTAAATTCTTTGATGGTATAGTAGATCACGGTATTCCAAACTACGTTAAAGCTATTCAAAAATTAATTAAGGCTCAATAATGCATTGGCTTTTACTCTTATCAGTAAAGTCAATACTTAGTTCTGTAATTGGTTCCTCTTTCTATCAGTGGTTCCAGGGAACAACAATGGGCATCTGGTTTCAGAAACAAGTGGATAGATTCATGCAATACTTTGCCGAAAAATACGATCTTGAATTGGCTAAAAAAGACGCAAAGTTTCGTAAACAATATCCGCTTGCCGCTGAGCGATTAGATAAATTGGAAAAGAATTCTCATCCTTGTAAAGAGCTACATGAATTTGATGCTTATCCAGCCCTGATAGATAGAATAGAAAAATTAGAAAAAAAAATTAAATAGTTATTTACAATCACCACGTTTTGTGGTATAATAGACATTCTTTATTATGATTAGCGGAACAAATCACATGCAAATAAACGTCACCAAAAGAGATGGCAGTTTACAATTATTCGATTTAGAGAAGGTACATAAAGTCCTCGAATGGGCAACTGAGGGAATTACAGGGGTATCACAATCAGAGATAGAAATTAGAGCTAACCTACAACTATATGATAAGATACCAGCTTATGACATACATGAATTAATAATTAAAAGCTCATCTGAACTAATATCAGAACACACACCAAATTATCAATTTGTAGCAGCACGTTTAATTAGTTACAAATTACGTAAAGAAGTTTATGGCCAATATGAACCATGGTCATTAATAGATCTAATTAATAAAAATGTAGAGATTGGTGTATACGATAAAAAGATTTTAGAGTATTACACTGAAGAAGAATTAGATCAGTTAAATTCTTATATCAAACATGATAGGGATGATACTTTTACTTACGCGGGAATGGAACAATTCCGTGGTAAGTATTTGGTTCAAGACAGAAGAACAAAACAATGTTATGAAACCCCACAAATGTTATACATGATGGTGGCAGCTACATTGTTTGCAAAAGAAAAAGAAAACAGAATAGCATGGGTGAAAAACTATTATGACGCAATTTCGCAATTTTATATCTCGCTGCCGACTCCGATTATGGCTGGAGTACGAACGCCTACTCGCCAGTTTTCGTCTTGTGTACTTATTGAATCCGGAGATAGTTTGGACTCTATTAATAGTACTAGTACTAGTATCGTTAAGTATATAAGCAAGAAAGCAGGAATAGGAATCGGTGCTGGCTCCATACGTGCGTTAGGAGCAAAGATTGGTGATGGTTCTGTAGTACATACAGGACTAATACCTTTTCTTAAATATTTCCAAGCAGCAGTTAAATCTTGTTCTCAAGGTGGCGTACGCGGAGGCGCGGCGACCGTGTATCTTCCAGTATGGCATTATGAGTTTGAAGATTTAGTTGTATTAAAGAACAATAAAGGTACAGAAGAAACAAGAGTAAGGCACATGGATTACGCCTTCCAATTCAATAAGTTAATGTATGAAAGGTTATTAGAAGGTGGTAATATAACTTTCTTTGACCCAGTAGATGTACCAGACTTATATGAAACATTCTTTACCGACCAAGATAAATTTAAAGAACTATATGAAAAGTATGAACGTGCATATAGTATAAGAAAAAAATCATTACCTGCAATCGATGTATTTTCATCATTCTTAAATGAAAGAAAAGATACAGGAAGAATATATCTAATGAATGTAGACCATGCAAACGAACATGGTTCTTTCAACCCAGAACAAGCACCTATTCGTATGAGTAATCTATGTTGTGAAATAGATTTACCAACTAATCCATTAGGTGAAGATGACAATGGAGAGATTAGTCTTTGTACCTTATCTGCAATAAATTGGGGCCTTATTGATGATACAGATGACTTTGAAAAGTACTGTACGATGACCGTACGTGCGTTAGACAACCTGTTAGACTATCAGAAGTACCCAGTTAAAGAAGCAGAAAGATCTACAATGGATCGTAGACCATTAGGTGTAGGTATAATAAATTTAGCATATTTTTTAGCAAAAAGGGGCTTAAAATATGATTCTGAAGCGTTTGATATTATAGATAAGTATAGTGAGGCCTGGTCGTACTATCTAATAAAAGCCTCGATGGAACTCGCAGAGGAAAGAGGAAGTTGCTTCAAGTCAATTGAAACTAAGTACGGATCAGGAATCTTACCTATTGATACATATAAGAGTGCAGTAGATACTTTAATAGAGCACAAAGAGAGATTACCATGGAAAAAATTAAGACAAGATCTTAAGAAACATGGTATTAGAAACTCAACTCTAATGGCATTAATGCCTGCGGAAACATCTGCACAAATCAGTAATAGCACAAATGGTATTGAACCTCCAAGAGCGTTAGTATCATATAAACAAAGTAAAGACGGTGTAATGGCACAAGTCGTGCCAGGCTATCATCATCTGAAAAATAAATATGATTTACTCTGGGAACAAGAATCCCCAGACGGTTATCTTAAGATCTGTGCTATATTACAAAAATATATAGATCAAGGTATTAGTGTTAATACCTCTTACAATCCTGAGCATTATGAAGACCAGAAAGTTCCCATGTCCATAATGATTACAGATTTAGTAACAGCATACAAATATGGATTAAAACAATTATATTACTTTAATACATACGATGGTTCTGGAGAACATAAAGAAGAGGAATTATTAGAAGAACAAAATGAATGGGAACAATTAATTCAAGACGAAGAGGACTGCGATAGCTGTACAATATGAGTATATTAAAAAAGAATAAAAAATCACATTTAAAAAAGAATATGTTTCTGGATGAAGCTGTTGACATTGCAAGATATGACCAAGTAAGATATCCACAAATAGATAAAATTATAGATAAACAATTAGGGTTTTTCTGGAGACCAGAAGAAGTTGATGTGTCTAAGGACAAAAAAGATTTCGGAGAACTAACAGAACATGAACAACATATTTTCACATCTAATCTTAAAAGGCAAATACTACTGGACTCTATTCAAGGCAGGGCGCCCAATATGGCTTTCCTTCCTATTGCTTCGTTACCCGAAATTGAGACATGGATCGAAACTTGGTCCTTTTCTGAAACTATACATTCTCGAAGCTATACTCATATTATCCGTAATATATATCCTGATCCGTCTTTTGTCTTTGATAGTCTTCTCGATATCGAATCTATCTTAGAAACAGGAAACGACATAGCAAAATATTACGATGAATTAATTAGATTAAATAATAACGGTCGCGAAGATACATACGAACATAAGAAAGCTTTATGGATGTGTCTAATGGCAGCAAATGCTTTAGAAGGTGTCAGATTCTATGTTTCGTTCGCGTGCTCGTGGGCGTTCGCGGAACTTAAAAAGATGGAAGGTAATGCTAAGATTATTAAATTAATTGCACGTGATGAGAATTTACATTTGGCATCTACAACTATTATATTAAAAAGTCTTATGAAAGACGATCCAGATTTTACAAAGATAAGTAAAGAGTGCGAACAAGAAGCAGTAGATCTTTATATGAAAGTTATAGAACAAGAAAAAGAATGGGCAGAATTTTTATTTAAAGATGGTTCAATGATAGGACTAAACGAAAAACTATTATCAGATTATATAGAATGGATAGGAGCTAGAAGAATGCGAGCAATTAAATTACCTTGTCCATATACAGTTTCAAAATTAAACCCATTACCATGGACGGAGAAATGGATTGGTGGTGGTAACGTACAGGTCGCTCCACAAGAAACAGAAATTACTTCTTATGTGGTCGGCGGAGTTAAGCAAGACGTAGATAATAAAACATTATCTGGTCTATCACTATAAGGAAAAATGAGAGAATTAGGATACGTATTAACTGGATGCTTTGCATTTGTTTTATTTTTTTCAACGTTTATATATCCACAACTGGAATATAAGAATGTGAAAAACAACAGTAGTTGTACAGGAGAATGTTATGAAGAATATGTTAAAAAATATGGTACAGTGGTTGAACAGCTTCAGGCCAAACAAGAAGCAGCAATGGAAGATCCATTTAGTTCCATTAGAGGACTTTGGTCGGGATGTGCAGCGTGCCATGGACAAACAGGCGAGGGAATGGGAGTCTTTCCCAAACTTGCCGGACAAAGTTCTGAATATGTATCTCAAAGACTATACGCATACAAGAACAGAGAAACGGTAGGCAATATGTCTTCCACCATGTGGGCACAAGCTGGTATGCTTAGTGACCAAGATATAAAAACATTATCAGAATTTATTGAAGTAGAACTATGAGTCCATACGATCCAGTTTGGAAAAGAGAACTGCCTTCTGCAGCTGATGACGCAGCAAATGTAATGAGTGGTTATCAACAACAATTAGAATTTAATTTTAAGCCAAGAGAAGCTACACCAGAAGAAGCAGAAGAATGGCAAGAGAAAGAATTAAATTGGTGGGGGGAAAAACAATTAATGTTTGTAGCTATAGCTTCTCTAATACAATTAAGTGCTTTAGGATTTATGTTTACAATGATGTTTTTAATAGGAGTAGGATTTAAATGAAAATAGAAATATACGGTAAAACACAATGTCCATATTGTGATATGGCTAAAAGATTAGCAGAAAGAGTATGTAAAGAATCAGAACAGCAATTACATACGTATAATTATTATCAATTAGGAACAGACTTTCAAAGGGAATTTATATTAGAAGAATTTCCTGGGGCAAGAACCTTTCCACAAATAAAAATTGATGGTAAGAACATAGGTGGATATACCGACTTTGAGGAGTATATGCGTGATTAGTATACTACAATGTCCAGAGTGTTTTATTCATTGTGAAGTAATAACAGATAATGAAGATACTATGGAAGAGGCAAGATTTTGTCCTCATTGTGGTTATGAAATAAATGTAAAAGAAGAAGAAGATTATGATGAAGATATTGATTATTAGTATTGCACTGTATTGCACTTTTGGATGTGTTTCCAAACCAATGAATCCAGTCGAACCAAGTAATAATAAATATAATACGTGTGATTATGCAACAGTAGAGCCAAATATTGACTGTACTTTGGTTGCATAAATACATGTATGAATTGGAAATATAATGGTCTAGATTGGAATCCACCGGAGAACTTCTCTCCTAAAGATTACTATGGATTTGTATATGTTATTACAAATCGAGCAACAAACAAAAAATACATCGGTAAAAAATTCTTTTGGAGTAAGAAAACTCTCCCACCATTAAAAGGTAAAAAGCGTAAAAGAAGAAGTATAGTAGAATCTAATTGGAGAGATTACTATGGTTCAAGCGCAAACCTAATGGAAGATATTAATCAATGTGGGAAAGAAATGTTCTATAGAGAGATCTTATATCTTGGAAAAGGAAAAGGTGATCTTGCATATATGGAAGCAAAACTCCAGTTTGATAACGATGTTCTCCTATCAGACCAGTACTATAATGGCATAATCCAAGTCAGAATAGGTGGTAATTCAGTAAAAGTATTAAAAGAGGGGTTTACAAATGAGTAAATCTATGGTATAATATGCCTATGTTTTTGGAAAATGAAATGGGTTTGTTTATTATGCTAAACATATTTGCATGGTTTGGACTGCCCGCAATATTTATTTTATTAGGAGATTACTTTGATATTACTTGATTATAGCCAAATTGCGTTGGCAAATATTATAGTACAAAAAATAGATGATGAAGAACTAATACGTCACATGATTCTTAATTCTATCCGTATGTACAATAAGAAATATCGTGATGAATATGGTCAAATGATTATATGTTGCGATGGATTCAACACTTGGAGGAAACAATACTTTCCTGAATACAAGGCTAACAGAAAGAAAAGCAGAAATGCTTCAGATCTAAATTGGGAAAATATATTCTTATTCCTAAACCAAATCAGAGAAGAAATAAAAGAAAATTTACCTTATAAAGTACTACACATGGACGGGGTAGAAGCAGATGATATTATAGGAACACTAACCTATGAAACACAGGAGTTTGGACAACACGAACCTGTTATGATTATATCATCAGATAAAGACTTTATACAGTTACACAAGTTTAATAACGTCAAGCAATATTCGCCTGCACTTAAAAGAATGGTGGAAGAAAAACACCCAAGACAATATCTATTTGAACATGTATGTCGTGGCGATTCAGGAGATGGTATACCAAATGTCTTATCTCCAGACAATAGCTTTACAGACGGGATTAAACAAACCCCACTCAGAAAAACAGTTATAGATTTCTGGATGGAAAATGAAGAGAACATGCCGCAGGAAGTACTTAGAAATTATCAAAGAAATTCAACACTAATTGATCTTTCTAAGATTCCTACGGACATATATAGTAATATAGTTCAAGAATACAATTCGCAGAAACCTGCAATGAAAATGAAAGTACTAAATTACCTAATTAAAAAAAGATGTAAAAACTTGATTGAAGTCGTGGAGGAATTTTACAATGGCTGAAAAAATGATTTCAGAGGTATTACAAAAAGCCGCTGAATTAAAAACAAAAAACGAGAAGATAGAGTACTTACGTGCTAATAATTCTAAACCTTTGAGAACTATATTGGCTGGATCTTTTGATCCGTCAATACAATTTCTATTACCGGAAGGTACACCACCATACAGAAAAGATGACGCACCAAAAGGGTTCGAACCATCTAATCTGCATAAGATATCTAGACAATTTAAATATTTCGATGTTGGCGGAATCGGAGAAAGATTAACGGCTGCCAAGAGAGAGAAAATGTTTATTAACTGTTTAGAATCTTTGCACCCGGACGAAGCAGAACTAGTGCTTCTCATGAAAGATAAGAAGATGGCTGGCAAATATAAAGGGATTACTAAAAAGTTAGTATCAGATGCTTTCCCAAATCTTATCAAAGGCGCCCGTGAGGGCTTAGAGGGACTTCCAGCTAGTGAGGCGGAGGAAGTTAAACAATAACCAACGTTAAGGAGGTGATCTAAGTAAGATATATTATGTTTTACTTTAACTTTTTTACAGGAGGACACCAAACTTAAAAATTCAGTAAACCCTTAGTCTGCAGCTAGGGGTTTACTTTTCACACTTGATATGGTATAATAGATATTATGAATATATTAACTAGATTCGCTACATGGGTCGTCGATTGCTGGAGATTAGTAATGGACAACCGATACAACCCACTTAAATATATCCCAGATCCTAGTTTACAATCATACTTTACTTTAGTATTGTTTGTAATGTGGTCTGTGTATTTTGGATTCTTAGCTATATTTTATATGGGCTGGTTAGGATATGATATTGTCCTAAGTATTATTATTCACATGATGGTTTTAATTCCAGTTATGTTTACTAACGCTGTTTTTATGGACGCAGAAAGAAATGGTTCCAAATGGTTAAAAGATGTTAGAACACAACAAGATATTGAAGCCATGGATAAAAGACTAAAAAAACGTAATTATGAAAAAAGAATAAAATGGGATATTGATATAGAAGCATGAACATATTTGTATTAGATAGAGACCCAATTGTTGCAGCACAAATGCAATGTGACAAACACATTGTAAAAATGATTGTGGAATCAGCTCAGATGATGTCCACTGCACATCGTATGCTAGACGCAAGAGTTACACGTGGTCCATCTAAATCAGGAAAGACTATACAAAAGAAATGGGTCTTTGATGACGAAAGAGAAGATATTCTATACAAAGCTGTTCACATGTATCATCCATGTACCACTTGGACTATGGAATCTATGCACAACTATCGTTGGCATTATATACACTTCATTGGTATGTGTGACGAATATAAATACAGGTATGGTAAGGTTCATGGCACTGATGAAAGACTAAGGGGACCATTAGAAAAAATACCACACAATATACCACGTGGAAAAATGACAGACTTTGCATTAGCAA